CACGCAAGAGCGGTATAAGCACCATCGAGCTGCTATCGATGCGCCGGCACCAGGACGTAATGATATGGCGGCACATGATTTACGGGCTATGCTCCGAGCTGACCTACGCATCCAAGCCTCAGATCGGACGCATCCTCAACAATCGCGACCACACGACAATCCTTCACGGCATCAGACGCCTGGCTGTTCTGCGCGAAAACGACCCCGCCATCGACCGAGCATACCGCGAACTACGAGCGGAACTATCCGAGAGCTGATTTCTTTATGGCCAAAGCGTACAACTACAAGACCACACGTTTACCAGATCGGAACCCCGATTGGCGTAGCAAGCTGGCCCAGGGCGAAATGTTCGAAGCCCGTGTACGCAATTGGCTCAAAGAACAAGGCCACGAATGTTGGAAACCAAAAGACATAGAGTATGACCTACGCATCAACATCGAAGTCCCGCTGTACGGAACCCTGCCCCTCACCGGAGAATGTAAGTACGACGTGTCGGCAGAACACACGCGCAACCTCGCTCTCCAGGTGTTCGATGGCGGCAAGCCATCCGGTATACATCCAGAAGGTCCAAACCCGCACCTCTGGTTTCACGGCGTCGGTGACGAGATGTGGGTCATCCGCACCAAAATCATTCAGTCCCTGGTCGAGAGTTTCAGAACAAGCTGGGGAAGCAAAATCGTTCCAATGGGAAACAAATCAGAAAAGGCCAAGGGCATTCTCATGCCAATCCACGTCGCACAGAAGACAGTGGGAGGCCAATGGGTGAAACTATGACAGATACCAAAACCAAACAATGCCCCGATTGCGACGGCTCCGGCTCATGCGAATACGAGAAGAACGTCATCGACTACATCAATGGCGGCTTCATCGATGCGTACTGGGATACATGCGACACATGCCAAGGCTCCGGTGAAGTAGAAGACGACCGCGAAGAGGATGAGATAGACTTCTGATGCGACACGTTGATTTATGCAGTGGAATTGGTGGCTTTTCTCTTGGCTTTGAGTGGGCCGGGTTAAGTTCTCCTGTTTTGTTTTGTGATATTGAAGAATGGTCGCGTAAGATACTTGCGAAGCATTGGCCTGATGTGCCGATTGCAGAAGATGTAAAGGAATTAGCAAATGACCCAGATGGACTTGTTCCAGACTGCGACATCCTCACCGCAGGATACCCGTGCCAGCCATTTTCACTTGCCGGGGAGCGCAGAGGCACAGAAGATGACCGACATATCTGGCCATACATATTTTCCATTATTCAAACCAAACGACCCTCTTGGTGCGTTTTCGAGAATGTTTATGGGCACGTCTCTATGGGCCTCGACGAGGTGCTATCTGACTTGGAAGGGCAAGGCTACGCCGCAAGGCCGTTCATTGTTCCAGCTTGTGCCGCTGACGCGCCTCACAGACGAGACAGAGTTTGGATCATCGGACGAAATTTGGCCAACTCCAACAGCCCGAGATTACAAGGGAGCGAGAAAGCCAGAGACACTCAAGGCAGTGGGCAGAGATGCAAAGAACAGCTTGCCAGACGCAGTGAGGTCAGGACTATGGCCAACGCCAACAGCAAGCGACAACAGGGACAGAGGCCACAAGGGAATGCCAGCTATCAAGAGGCGAATGGAGAAGGGCAAACAGCTCAATCTTTCAATGGTAGTCTCCGAGACTTCTGGCTCCCTGAACCCGCAGTGGGTCGAGTGGCTAATGGGATACCCAGAAGGGTGGACAGACTTAAAGGATTAGGAAACGCTATAGTCCCACAGATTGCCCAGCGCATAGGCCAAACAATACTCCAAGTAAACGCCCAAGAGATAGACTTCTGATGGAAAAGTCTAAGCTCACCCCAGACCCAATCAGAGACGCTCCAGAGGGACACGGCGAAGGCCAATCCCCAGGCGCTATCTCTATCATGCCTGGCAGAGCCACAAGAGACCTCCGCTTCGTGCAGTACCCCATGACATTCTTCATACTGTCATACGCCTGTTCACACGCTTCAGCATACACAGCTTGCTTCTGGGTGAACCAATCCACAATCGCTAAGACACTCAACATCTCTCAGCAAGCAGTCTCACAGCACTTCAACAAGCTCGTCAAATGGGGATACATCGAGAAGCTCCGCAAAGAAGCTCCGTCCAGACCATACGGTAAGAAGGGCGCAGTCTGGCGCGTCATCTACGACCCACGCATGTCATGGGAAGATGTCGTGGCCAGCGCTCCAGAGCCAGAGAAGACACCACAAGACCTGGCAAAAGAAGCAGCCAAAACAATAGAACTCGCAGACAGAGGCCCAAGAGGACACCTGTCAAAACCCAAGAAAAAGCCTGTGGATAACTCTAACAAGACACAAGCTCCAGCTTGTAATACTGCTAGCTCTGACAATTCCAAAAACAAGCCCCAGCTTGTACAAGAACACAAGCCACAGCTTGTACATAACTACTACAATAGAACTATAGATAAAGATAATATAGATAATGGGATTTGTAGAAGTTTATGCACAGCTTACGCACGCATCGTACAGGATCAGTACGGTCGAGCATGGCAGTATGATATGCGGCAGATGTCACTGGCCCGTGACCTGATCGAGCTGGGCTACACGGTCGAGAGCTTCACCAAGGATGCGCAGGGTGTTGTGCGTTGGCTTGCTAAGAAGAACAAGCAAGCACCACAGTCACTGCAATACTTCATCACCAGGAAGAACAATGACAGTAAGCCCAAGGACGTTGATGCGCTGATAAAGCACCTGGGTAACAAGATGAGGATGACATGAGTGTACAAACATCAGACGGTCGCTTGGTATGTGTACAACGCGCAGATACAGGACGGGCAAGGTCGGCAAAACAAAATGCACGCCGACCCCACCCCTTGCCCCCCGCCCGTCCCTGTACGTCTAGGGGGGCCACACAGAAATTTTTTCCAGAAAAACATGAGAGGAGTTTTGGATGAGCAAACGATTTAGTGTTGTACAGGCTAAGGAGGTTCCAGGCCGAGAGAAGCCTGTTTGGTTGAGGCATGGAGTTGCCTTTGAGAAGGACGGCAAGATTAGCGTGAAGTTAGAGACGTTGCCTTTACCGAATAAGGAGGGCGAGGTTTGGCTGAAGCTGTTTGACGATGAGAAGAAGGACGGTGGTGATAGCGGGGGTGGTCAAGCCCCTTGGGGTGACCAGCGTTCTGGAGGTTCGGAGGATGTAGCAGATGACCCACTCCCGTTCTAAGAAGCCTGGCAAGCAGAGCGTCCCGAAGGTGGGGCGTTTTGCGATGGGAGAGTTGCAGAAGCGAGTTCGTGGTTCTCGGTTGATTTATGACAACCGTGATGAGTTGGCGGCTGAGTTGTTGAACCTTGGTTCGAGCAAGATAACGGACATTGTTGATATTGTTGAGGGTGAGGACGGCACGCAGAGTGTGCGGTTGAGGTCTGTTGAGGATATTCCTGATGGAGCGTTGAGGGCGATTAAGAAGATTAAGGTGACGCCTGGGAGGAATGGTGACCAGGTAGAGGTTGAGTTGGTTGATAAGGTTCGGGTGTTACAGATGCTTGCGAAGGCGGCTGGATTGCTTGAGCAAGAGAAGGAAGCTGACAAGCCGTCTGTGGTGAGCATTGAGATGGTGATGCCGAAGGATGACGGCGATGGCTAGTCTTTACCGGCGTTACTATGAGGATTTTGTGGAGTGTGATTTTTGCGGCGCCCAGACACGGGGTCGTGTGTATCGCAAGAAGCCGACGCGTGTTTTATGCGGGGCGTGCAGCCGGATAATTTTAGACAAGAGCGCGGTGACGCTGCCTAAGATGCCTTGGAAGGATGAGAGTGATGAGTGAGCAAGCGACCCCTGCGGGGTTAAAGTTAGATTTTAGCACGTCGCCGACTGTGGCTAAGTTCTTTGCGAGTGATGCGTTTGTGCGTGGATTGATGGGTCCGGTTGGTTCCGGCAAGTCTTATGCGTGTTGTGCTGAGATATTCCGGCGTGCGGTTGAGCAAAAGCCTAGTCCGCGTGACGGGATAAAGTACACACGTTGGGCGATTGTGCGGAACACGCATCCCATGTTGCGGACCACGACGCTGAAGACCTGGTTGGAATTGTTGCCGGAGCATGTGTGGGGCAATGTGAAGTATTCCCCGCCTATCACGCACCACATCAAGCTGCCTCCCAGGGATGGCGCTGCCGGTATTGATTGCGAGATTATCTTCATGGCCCTCGATGATCCGAAGGATGTTCGAAAGCTTTTGTCTTTGGAGCTGACCGGTGCCTGGGTGAACGAGTGTCGAGAGCTGCCCAAGGCAGTTGTCGATGGCCTGACGCACCGTGTGGGCCGTTTCCCGACCAAGGCTGATGGGGGGCCAACGTGGCGCGGCGTGATTATGGACACCAACCCCATGGATGATGACCACTGGTATTATCGATTGGCTGAGAAAGAGAGACCTGGGGGTCAGTTCCGCTGGGACTTCTTCCGGCAACCTGGTGGCGTCGAGGAGGTTTCCCTAGAGGATTTGCCGGAGGAAATGCCGGAAGCGAAGGGATACATACATCAGGGTGGCCGCTGGTGGCGCACTAACCCAAAGGCTGAGAACCTAAAGAACCTACCGGCGGGATACTATGAACAGCTCCTGGGCGGTAAGAATGTTGATTGGGTAAAGTGCTATGCCCAGGGCGAGTACACGTTTGTGCAAGAGGGTAAACCGGT